ATAAATTAATACAAGCTGTTAAGGCTGAAGCTAAAGGTTTGTTAAATCAAACTGACTGGTACATAACACGTAAAGCAGAAAAAAATACAGCCATCCCTAGTGCTATTACAACATGGAGAGATGGAATTAGAACTAAACAAGCAGCAATGGAAACATCAATTACTAACGCATCAAACACACCTGCTCTTGAAACTTTATACGCTTATGTAAATACAGCTGATGAAGGGGACCCTAAAGTCATCGAAAGACCATTAGGAGAATTCCCAGAATTAGAATCTTAATATGCCTTTAATACTTGGAACTAACTCCATAAAAGACACAGGTTTTAATGTAGCTAACTCTGCTAGATTTCATGAAAACGCATATATGTCACAAACTTGGGGAAGTTCAGGTAACAGAAGAACTTGGACATTAAGCATGTGGTTTAAATATTCTGGCTTAAATAATTGTAGAATATTTTCAATAGGAGATAATGTTTCTAGCAATATACTAGATTTCTTTTTTACAAGTGGAGATTTAAGAGTTCAAGATACACAAGGTGATGAAGGTTTAGAATTTAGAACTGATCAGGTTTTTAGAGATCCATCTGCTTGGTCGCATTTGGTTGTTGCTTGTGACACAACGCAAGGAACAGAAGGAAACCGATTTAAAATTTATCATAATGGAACTCAAATCACATCATTTAGTACAGAAACTTTTCCAGATCAAAATTATGATACTCTTATGAACCATACTTCAGGTGCGGCAACTATTGGTGCTAGAGCAGTATCTCAATCTGGGTCAGAGTTTGATGGTTACATGGCAGAAGTAGTGGTTTTAGATGGAACAGCAGCAGCACCAACTTCATTTGGAGAATTTGATAGTGATAGTGGAATATGGAAGCCAATAGATGTATCTGGTTTAACCTTTGGCACTAATGGATTTTATTTAGACTTTGAAGATTCTAGTAATTTAGGTAATGATGCTAATGGTGGTTCGGATTTTTCAGAAACTAATTTTGCCGCAACAGATCAATCTATTGATACTTGCACAAATAATTTTCCAACATTAAATCCATTATTTTTATCTGCAGCAACATTGAATTTTACTGAAGGAAATTTAACAAATAATGGAGTTTCAAGCACCGCTTATAGAAGTGCATATGGAACAATAGGTGTATCAACTGGTAAATGGTATTTTGAATTTAGAGTGGATAAAGTTGATGATAGCGATATGGCAGTTGGTATTGTTCACGAAGATCAAATTGTTCAAACAGCATCTAATGGCAGATTTTATACTGGCACAAAAGGTTATGGTTATGGTGCAGCTGATGGTGATAAACTTAATAATGATGCTAATAATGGTGCTGGTGCTAGTTATGGTAGTGCTTTTACTTCTGTTGGAAATATAGTTGGTTGTGCATTAGATTTAGATAATGGTAAAATTTATTTTAGTTTAAACGGAACATTTCAAGCTAGCGGAGATCCAACAACAGGTGCAACAGGCACAGGTTCAGCTTTTGACGTGACACTCGGTGGTTTTTATTTTCCTGCAATAACTACCGAAAATGATGATGATCGTTATTCAATTAACTTTGGTTCTCCACCTTATAGTGAAAGTGGTGGTAATTCAGATGGAGAAGGATTTGGTAATTTTGCAGGAAGTGTACCATCGGGCTACTTTGCCATTTGTACCAAGAACCTAGCGGAGTATGGAGGATAAATGGCAAATTATACAACTATAGACGATCCATCAGTATACTTTCAGACAGCTTTGTATACAGGAAACGGTAATGATGATAGAGCAGTTACTAATGATGGAAATTCTAATCT